ATCAGGATCTTCTTTTGGCAGGATCTTTAGAAGCTGCTGAGTAGCTGCAAGGTGTACGTTCTCGTCACGAGCAATAAGTTTAATGATCTTGGCATTGCCTTCCATCTTCTTGACTTCAGCAAACGCCCAAGAACAAGCAAACGATACATAGAACCGAACACCTTCTAGAGCATTGACCGCATTAAGACAAAGCCAAAGAGCTTTTTTGTGCTTGTATCGACTAAAATTACCAAGAGCAGCTGCTTCAATGTTTATGTTAATTAGATCGTCGTAGTACTTACTAATACTACCAGCGCATTCTACAATCTCTGGGATATCCAGCATTTCATCAAAAACCTTAGATGGGTCTGAATAGATATTACGAATAATATGAGTATAAGAACGTGAATGAATGGTTTCAGAGAATGCCCATGTCTGAACCCAAGTCTCAAGTTCAGGTAGAGAACAGATAGGCAGGAATGCTAGAGATGGCGCTCTGCCTTGAACAGAATCTAAAAGGATCTGCCTCTTAAGATTAGATGTAAAGATGTGCTTCTCATGATCAGTAAGATTCTTAAAGTCCTTACCATCACGCGATAGTTCAATCTCTTCTGGCCGCCAAAAGAATGACAGTTGCTTCTCAGTCAGCTTTTCAAATGCTGAATACTTTACATTCTCATACCGAGCAATATTAACTGACTCTCCAAAGAAAGCAAGTTGATTGATGTGATCTACCTTATTAATTTCAAATACTGTCATTCAATTCTCCAAATATTAGAATTTAATTTGATGTCTTTAGGCCAATCACCTTCTGTCCATGAATTATCGAAGAACCGAAGTTCATTTGTCGGCATGATTATCAATCTTCCATTATCAAGTTGAATAAACATAAATTCTTTTGACTGCGATGGTTCGGTTGTATAACTATCATACATTGGGATTACAGTAAAGAGATACCTGCCAAATAATCCAGTTTTTCTAATTTCTGCTCGTCTTCCATTTAGATAGTCATATCTAATAATAGAGAATTGGTCGCTATAACAATCCCAAAGTGCAGTATCACTCAATTTCCAATCTTTTTCTGCTGTTTCTGAAAAAGAAATGGCGTGTGGCGGCAGATCTCTATATACTGCTCCACATTCTAACATAACATGGCACATCCATGATTGTTCAGCTTTGGCGCGCAAAGCAAACCAGATACATGGTTCAAATATTCCTCGCTTAGTATCTTTTCTAACAAAGTATGATTCTACCCAACAGTAGATATGATTTGGCAAACTGCCTGAACCAGTATAAAGCATTATAATTCCTTACTTTCTGTCGTGTATTTCTTTTAAATCTTACAGCTATCGCAATCTTCTTCATCTACTTCACCTCTGGCTAGAGTATCCTCAATCTTAATCTCTCCAGCCCCGTCATTTGTATTATTATAGTAAAGTGTCTTGATGCCGTATTTATAGCAAAGCAGAATGTGCTTTAGCATCTCTGATAAAGGAATCTTTTCATCTGGATAGAATTTAGGATTATAAGATGTATTTGTAGAGATAGATTGGTCGATCCACTTTTGTAGCACCGCCATAATCTTGATATAACCTTCTGGAGATTCTTGATCCCAGAGTAGTTCATACTTGTTTTTGAGCCGTCTTACTTCAGGTACAACTTGCTTTAGTACACCATCTTTAGATCCCTTTATTGATACTAAGGCTCTAGGCGGTTCAATACCATTAGTTGAATTAGATACCTGAGCCGAAGTTTCTGCAGGCATTAGAGCCATTAGAGTAGAATTTCTAATACCATAATCCTTACCATCGGCACGAATCTTATTCCAATCCATAGATGGCACTCGAGTAGTCAGTTCATCTACTTCCTTCTTATATGTATCTAGTGGAACTAGTCCATGGCCATATTTAGTCTCGTCCCACTTAGTACATGCTCCTTGTTCTTTAGCAAGATCAACAGAAGCTCTGATTAGATAATAAGACCAGGCTTCTGCATATTCATCAATCATATCTAGATTAGGATTGGTATAGGTCATATCATTCTTGGCCATCCAGTATGCTAGATTGATAATGCCAACACCTAGTGGCCGCCGGTTCATAGTAGAAAGATGAGCAGCAACAACTGGATATGATTGATAGTCTAGTAAAGCATCTAGAGCTCGAACTGCTAGAGTACAAGGCTTTTCAAAGTCTGACGGCTTCTTAATCTTTCCCCAATTGATAGCAGATAGAGTACAAAGGGAAATCTCTCCATCTGCATCGTTTAGATCATTTAGTGGCTTAGTAGGTAGAGTGATTTCTGCACAAAGATTAGATTGGCGGATAGGAGCTTTTTCTGCAATAAATGAGCTGTGATCATTGGAATGATCTACATTCATTAGATAGATACGCCCAGTATCCTTCCGTTCTTGAACAAAGGATGAAAACAAGTCAATGGCAGGTACTTGCTTTTTACGCAGCTTTGTATTGCGTTCTGCACGTTCATAGAGTTCTCTAAACTTATCTACATCAGTAAAGAAACTTTCATAAAGTTCTGGAACGTCGTTAGGAGAGAATAGGGTGATAACACCATTGGATAGAAGTCGCTCATACATCACCTTATTGAATTGGACGCCATAGTCTAGATGACGAATACGATTATCTTCAGTGCCTTTGTTATTCTTTAGGACAAGAAGGTCTTCAACTTCAAGATGCCACAGCGGATAATATAGAGTAGCCGCTCCGCCCCTAACACCACCCTGAGAGCAAGACTTAACAGCAGATTGAAAATGCTTATAAAAAGGGATAACCCCAGTATGAGAAGCATCCCCATTGCGAATAGGAGAATTAACAGCACGAATCCGACCGGCACCAATACCAATTCCAGCCTTTTGAGAAACGTACTTAACGATTGCCGAAGCTGTTGCATTGATGGAATCGAGGCTGTCGTCAGTTTCAATAAGGACGCAGGAGCTAAATTGGCGCTGCGGAGTACGAACACCTGCCATAATAGGAGTAGGCAAACTAATATCAAAAGTTGAAATTGCATCATAAAATTCCTTTACCCATTTGAGACGATCCTTTGTGTATTTGCTGAATAGAGTCATGGCAATAAGCATGAATGCCATCTGAGGTGTTTCATAAAACTTACCAGTAACACGGTTTTTTACTAGATACTTACCGCGCATCTGTTCCATGGCAGCATAGGTTAGTAGACCATCACGATCATGGTCAATATAGTTACCTAGTTCTTCAAAGTCTTCGGCACTATATGTAGTATAAAGTTCTTTGTCATAATATTCTTGATCTTGAACATTTAAGTAGTGAAAATAAAACTCATGGGGCTCATACCGACCATATACTTCTTTACGAAGATTATAGTTAATCAGTCTACCAGCAACATATTGATAGTTTGGGTTATCTTCTGAAATCAGTTCTGCAGCAGCTTTGATAATTGTTTCTTGGATATCAGTTGATTTGATGTTATTATAGAATTGGATCTGTGAACGAATCTCGATTTCTGACACAGAAGTACCAGGTAGACCATCACATGCTTGTTCCACAACCTTATGAAACTTATTTAGGTTTAGTGGTTCTTTATTGCCATTTCTCTTAATTACGTTGATCATCGGTTCTCCAGTAGTCTTCTAAAATAGGGAAATGGTGCATAATAATGTCTTTACATTGTTCAGCAATAAGTCTATGTTCTTTTTGTGTTGACGGATCAGTTCTTGCATCAATATAATGGATCCAAGATCTAAGGCTTCCAGCCATATACATTGTAGATTTAGTTAAACCCTCAGGTAGAACTGCGCGAGCCTGCTCTTTAGCGATACCATTATTCAAGGCCCAAGTATATACTTGCTTTGAATTAAGCACCACTGTTTGCTGCATCATATTCCATTCTTCTTGAATAAGATTATCATTAGCTTCAATAGAATTTTGGCGGTTCTTAGGATCTTGAAGTCTAGCTTCTCTATTACTAATAAATTCAGTGGCTTCGGCGTATCTCTGAGAAAATTCTTGGAATGAGAATGAACGATGCCGTAGAATCTGCCTGGCAATATCTCGAGTCGTTTTAATTTCCATAGTGGCATGAACCATCTCAAATGGAGAAACATGCCGATGCTTTAGTAGATACTTAATAAGTTTTGCGGCAGTTTGACTATTATTCTGATTAGATGGATTAGATACTCTAGCAGTATAGGCTACTAATTCTGATACAGTATTACAATCAGAATATGCTGTAGGCTTAGTGAGTCCAATTAGATTTACATTCATACTTTCTTCCATTCATTAAATTTAACAAGACCAATCATACCATTATATGTATTATCATTTATAATATCAATAACGTGCCTCTGCTTTATTCCACCAAGGATCATATCATTAATATCTTTATATTTTAAATCTGTAGGCCAAATACAAATATTATAGCCAGAATCAAGAATCTTCTTCATTCTTTTTACGATATCAGGATTTCGTGGTTCGTTGTCATATACAAAAACAGAATTTGTATTGAGGACTTCCATATTTATATCTGCGCCACCCATGGCAATAGCATTAGGAATAAACAACGAATCAATAGGACCTTCAACAATATAATACTTCTTTGAAAAATCCACAGTATCTAGACCAAAGATCTTTTTGTCCGGCTGAAGCATAATAGTAATATATCTAATCTTATCATTAGGATCAAAGCTTCTGCCTTGATAGCCAAACATCTTTCCATATTCATCAATGAATGGAATAATTAGTCTAGGCGTATCATGCTTGATATCAAGCTTTTGTGGAATCATACTATTAGTCCAAGAAGCAAACTTTGGACAATAGAATAACTTAGTATGGGCTATATTAGGAATCTTACGATTTAGAACATAGAGCTTTGCTGGATGATTCCAGAGCAATTGAGAGATTTTCTTAAGTTTAAGAAGTGGCGATCCAGACTTTAGATAACTAGGATGTTTTTGTGCCTGAGGTAATTCTGCCTTCTTTGGATCCTTATCGGTGTAAGTCTCCATAATATATTCTTTGTAGAGGCCAGGTTCAATCTCACGCAAAAATGACGCAATATTCCTGCCAACTCCACAATTGAAGCATTTAAAGATGATTGATTCTTGTTTTTGAAAAAATACGCCACGTGTTTTTGTGGTACTCTTTTTACTATCGCCACAAATTGGGCAACGAAAAGATGCAGTATACGGATTATACTTACTAATCTTAAACCGCTCAAGCTTACTTGAGACAAGATTAGCATATTTTACATCGATCCAAATGCTCATAACAGTCTTTCAATAAATTGTATAGATTATATTATACTATACTTTGATTTATTGTAAACAGTTATGCTAATTTAATCAACGCATTTATTATAAATCCGGCAACGATGGATCCACCGACTACAAGCCACATCCATCTTTCCATAACAGTGATTCTTTTTGATAATGCACTGTGTTGATTAGTAGAATCTGTTCTAAGACTCTTGATTTCGTATAGCAAATCTCCATTTTGTTTTTCATGAAATTCTAATTTGGTTTCATGAATAGCTATAAGCTTAGATATATTTCCTGAAAATTCTGATAGTTTATCAATAGTAGTATCTAATCTATCAACAAGCAGGCCAACTTTAGCCATATCTCTTTGAAGATCTACTACGTCATCTCTGATTTTCTGAATGGCTACAGCCGTTTGACTTACAACTGCCATTAGAATATACCAAACGTTTTCTTTTTAGGTTCAGTCTTTTTATTAGACTCTTCTACAGCTTTTTGATTCTTTGTAATCCACTCTTGTAGATTGATTACTTGTTCGGAGTTTTGCTGGCAGCTGGAATAGTTTCTGAGGATGGTGATAAGGGCTTCATTGTCTTTAATGCCTGAGGTGGTTTCATCAGTACTTCTGGTGGAGTCGGCATCACTGCCTGTGGCACTAATATCGTGTGTGAACACCCAGCCATTAGAAAGCTCAAACTGACTAGGCACATCATCTTTCGCGCTGTCAACATAACGTGTTTCCTTTTCCCTTATTGTGTTAACTCTATCTACATATTGTACAGTTACTTTACTAGAGATTTCTGCATTTATATCTTTTAATTCGTTTATTTGCTTTTGGGCTGCAGCTTCATAGTTTGCTATAGCAATCTTAGCGCCTTCTTTGCCCTTCATATAGCCAAAGCCCAAAGCACCCAGCATGATCATAACAATAGCAGCTAACTTTGCTGGAAGTGGAATAAGACTAAACATTATAGAATCTTTCTTCGCATTAATGGAAACTTGCGTTTCTTTTGTTGCATTTTAACAGAAACGGGAACAGTAGTGTTATCATCTCCTGTACCAACAACTCCGGCAACGCCAGTAGTTATTCCGTCTTCCATAAATTGCCTAAAATTCTTCATTAGATCTTCCTAAGTGCTTCCGTTATAGTTTTGTCTGGTACCATATCTTCACTTTTTATTTCATAAGGTATAAATCCAACATTATTTATCGTTTCAGGCATGTGACCAAGAACTTCAAGAAAGGGCTTCAAATACTCGTGAAACCCCTTAAGCTTAAAAAAAAGTATTCGGCTCGCATGAACCGGGCCGAATACATTACACAATACAACAATATGATTTATTATCAAACGTTCTTTTAATTCACCAGATTCATAATACTTATTAAACAATCTTTTAATATACTTAATTCTATTCATATCATCATAGAATTCTTGAGTATCAAAACACTGTGGATTGTCATAATACTTAGCACAATAAAGAAGAAAGTTAGTCTCATCTAACTTTTCTAGCATTAGAATGTACTCAGAGCAACTCTCTTAACTGTGTTGTTAGCTGTAGCAATATAAAGATAACTAGAATCATATAAAAGCGTACCACTAAGTACAGTCAGAGCAGAAGAATTAGCTGGAGTACTAGCTATAGGTATTACTGATCTAAGAGTAGTTAAAGTAACAGTATTAGTAGTTGGACTACTATTAGGGCTTCTAACTACCACCAGCAAGTCAGTATTTGCTAACGTACTTGCTGGTGTTAGTGCAGAGGTTTTAATGTCAGTGTTAGCCATACTCTAAGATCTTTCTAGTATTAAACGTCAGGGAATACTGCATCTTCAGCGTCAGCACCAGCATTAGACATGGAGCGAACTACAACAAGATTTTCAAATAGAATTCTGCCAGAACGTCCACCGAGTGTAGTAATTGTTACGTTACCAGATGTAGATGGAACTACGTTGGCTGTAATAGTAGCACCAGTACCAGCTGAGTTGGATCCATTAGAAGCTACAACTACGATTCTAACATTAGCTGTTGAAGCAGCCGCAGTATTTGCAAATCCATTTGCAAAGAGACCAATGTTAGTAATAGTAACGTTAGCAGTAACAAATCCACCAGTTGAGTTAGTCACAAATGTTGCAGTTGCATTTGTTGTAGCAGCAACTGTAGCATTACCAAAAACTCGGATTGTGTCTGTATTAGAGAATCCAGAAGTAGTACCGGTTACTGTAAGACCAACAAGATGTACTTCTCTATTGAATCCAAATACCACACCAGTATTTGTAACAAATCCAGCGCCGCCAGAAGTAACCGCAACAGAACTAATATTTCCTGCTACAGCATTTGAAGTAGAGTTGCCAGCAAATCCGTTGGCTGTAATAGTAAGAATGCCATTAGCTGAACCATTTGAAACTCTAATAGTTTCACCAGTAGCAAATGCAACACCTACGTTAGTAACTGATACGCCGGTTACTGGACCAGTGCCTGTGCGAACTAGATTCCAACCTGGAGTAACTCCGCGGCCTTTAACACCGGCTTCGGTTTGGTCAACACCAAAAATACCAAATACTTGGTTATTAACAAATGAACTA